TCATCCAAGACATATCGTCTTCAATAATACCCCCTCTTTGTTGGACGGTTTCAACTATTTCTTCAACTAATTGAACTTCATCCCATGTAAATGAGTTTGAATTCCATAAAATATTAGCAGTATCCCATGTAACCTTCATAATAAAACATTTTAATTATTTTTGAAACACAAATTTACTTTCAGAAATTGCATTAAGTTGCGTAGCAGATCCTGATAGGGGTATCTGAGACCCACTTAAAGTAAAAAATCCATTAGATGTTGCGGTGGCTTCTGATGTAGGTAGACTATCAATAATTATGTTAGCGGCGTATATTATTCCACTTGAACTTATATTATTAGATGAGGTTATAACTCCTACTATTTCAATACCATTATTTTGTCCTAAAATATATTGTTCTGATGAGGGTCCGTTAAAATTAAGTTTTCCACCCGACCCTAAATTAATATTATCACCAACTGTTAAATCATCTCCTATTATAATATCTTCAGCTGTAATGATACCACTTGAACTTATGTCATATGAAGCTGTTAGAGGGGAAGAATTATCATTAAGATGAAGAAATGAATCTATTAAATCTACAAATTGAGATTCTCTAGGTCTATCTCCTTTATTAAAATATCCCTTTAAATTATTTTTACTAGTTATTCCCATTTTTTTTTATTTAAAATATTATAAAATCATCACCAATTGCTGAGAAACCTATACCATCTATTAAATGTTCTACATTAAGACCATTAGTTATCCCTTCAGAATTTGTTAATTCTCTAACTTCACCTCTATCTTGTGGTACTCTATCAGTTCTAGATCCCCTCCCCAATGTAGGGCCATCTAATTTTACTAAAGATACTTCATTATTAACTATAAAAGTAGATTTACTAAAAGATTTTTGTGGTTTTTGTGACAGTAATTTATTAATACTTTTAGGGACTAAATATCCTTGTAAAGTAATTGTAAAGTCAGTTTTTACTATTCTATTGTCCCCTACATTTAATTCTGTTGTGTTTCCAAAATTATCTATTTTGGCATTAAATTTAAATTTTTCAGGATCCCCCCAATAAGTATCTGACGAATAATTGATAGATTCTATTATACCATTCATTTGAGATATGAAATCACACCATATTGTGGAAGTGTAAGTTAATGTTACAAAATCGGGGATTACTACTTGATGGAATTCTTTTTGGGGTACTCTATTTTGTAATACAGAGAAATTATCATATTGATTTTTCTTTGTATATTTTTCTTGGAAGGTATAATATAATTGGGGATTATTACCGTCTATCTTGTTTCCTAAATCTCTTCGTTTTTCAACTGAATTTCTTTTAAAATAAATTAAGGGTGTTTGTATTTTACCTTCTTTGTCTCTATAATACCCATCTTGTTGGACAGCTTTAAATCTTTCAGCAGAACCATATAATACGGGTACTTTAGTTAATTCTCCATTTACTAAAACATGAGGTTTAATAATATTTTCAAAATAATAAGCTATAGCTTTATCATGATCTTCTAAACCTATATATACTTCTCCTACTGTGTCGTCTTTTCTTGTAGTAATGTCACCCTTAATAATATTGGCTCTATTACTAGGAGGGGGAAAAGATTCAACTGGGAAATTGTCTGCAAAGCCTGATGATAAATTTTCTCTTAATTTATCATATCTATCTGAGGGGATAGGTCTTCTTGGGTTTATGTTTTTGTTGTCTGCCATTTTAATATTCTAATTTATTGGCTTCTCCACCTTGAGATTTTACAGTTGTTGGGTATTTCCCACCTTTTAATGGAACTAAACTTAACTTTTCTACTCTTGACAAATGGGTATTTAAGGTAATTGAAAAATTACCCCCAAAATCTGATGTTTCTGTAGATAAAGCATAATCTGGATCTTTACCAAATGCTAATTGGTTTTCTATTCTACCATCTACTTCATAAAAATTATTTCTAAAAAGTATCAAATCACCTACATCTGAAAATAAATTTAAATTAATAAATTCTTTTCTTAAAAATGTAAATGTAATATTTTGGTTTACATCTGGTCCAAATTCATCTGATGTCCATGTTTGGTCACTTCTATCTATTAAACTTGCAATTTTTATGGGTTCATAGTAATTTTTTTGGGGAGCTTCACCATACACATTTACTTTTGTGTGTTCTAAAGTAAATTTATAGTAAGCTATTTCAGTTTGAATAATGTCATTTATAAGTTCTTTACTTATAGTATTAAATAATGATATGTCACGTGATCCCCCAAATAATGCCATTATTTTCGTTTTAAAGTTTCGTATTTAAATTTAAAATTTTTTACACCTGGTATTCTTAAATCAGTTCTGTCTTTACCCTGGGTTAAAATATTACTTTTAATAAATTCTAAGTCTTGTTTAGCCTCTCCTCTTGTTACAAATTTTAAAATTAAAATAGTATGTTCAGAAGAACTTTGGGTCATATATTCAGGAGGGGTTACATTTCTCACTGTAGTTACTTTTTGTAAAGCTCTAATTTGATCTAATATTTCCGTAATAGAAACTTTTTTATCAGAAGTTAATAAAGCTGTCACTTCGAATGTGTTGAGAAGTTCTGATAGTATTTTAGTTAATTTAATCATTATCCTATATAAATTGGGTAAGGAACCTTATAGAAAGTTTCTTGTGTTAATTGTGCTTCTTGATTTTGTCTTTCAAGTTGTTTAACTCGAGTTGTTTCATCTAAGAATGTTTTTAATTCTTCAATTAAAGATGTTTTTTCGGATATTGCTTCACTTAATAATCTTGAAAAATCTAATGTAGTATCAGAACCCGGAATTGGAACCGATTGATATTTACCTCTTACACTTCCTAACATTTCTTTAGCTAATGCTAAAGCATATCTACGAATCCATTGTCTTCCTGGTTCGTTAATAAGTTTATAAGTGGGGTTTGTATAGGGAACATTTGACATATTTGTTATACCACCTGTTGTGTCTTTAACTGGATTATTTGCAACTGATTTTAAAACATACTCATAATGTAACTTATAACTTTGTCGAGGTATAGGGAATAATTTTAAATATCTGTTATTTTCTAAATCAAAATGGTATGCTGACTTTCTAATGGCATCATTTAATTCAATTGCTTGTAATTTTAAAACATCAAAATACATAGGCATCATCATAAAGTTAACACCTGGTGACATATTACCAAACCCAAATGATTGCATTAATGATTGAATTCCTGTTCCTGTACCCGCATAAGGGTCAAAATATCTATTGATTGCTGAGGGGGCATAATGGTAAATTCTTTTAATGTAAGCCGCTTCTGAACCATTTAATGAAGATGAAACATCTGTCATTAAATCATAACGTTGTTGACCCGCATTTACTGTAATAGATCCTGATTCAATTTTGTAATTTCCACCTGCCCCATCAGCTTGACTTCCATATTGTTCTGCAATATTAATAGTATTACCTAAATTAGGGGCAATTATACTATTATTTAAATTTGATCCTGTTGATGTTCCTTCTAAAGTATGGAAGCTATTTATTATTTGAAAATGATAAAGTTGTGAACCATATTCGTTAACCGCTTCCTCAAAACAAGTAAATAAATTTACTGCTTGTAATTCAATGTCTACAAGAGGATATCCTAAACGTCTTACACACCAATCTGCAACTTTGTCTGCATCTGTGCTGAAGTCTGTGTCTGAGTCATAAAACCCAAAAGGTGTGTCTCCTGGGAAAAATGATGATGATCCGGGCCATATAGAAATGTTTGCCATAATTTAGTTAATTTGTTCATGTATAAATATAAATAAATTTTAAATCACTTTAAAAATTATAAATTTAAAAAATTTTGTTTGTCTAGAAGGGAAACATTTGTTGTTAGAGGGTTAATAACACGATTATGTATAGTAAACCCAGTATTTCGTCCGGGGTAATGATAGCCCCCTGAAATGCTACTCCACTCAGGTAGGGTCCCATAATAAAACAACATATAACCCTTTCCCTCTTCAAAATATTCGATTTGATTGAAAGCTTGGGACCAGAATGCTCCCGATACACTTTTAATAGTTTGAATATACTTATATAGTATATATTCACATATAAATCGAGTTCTGTCATAAGAAGAGCCAAACCTATTAGGATAAAAACCACCATTAATAGTATTTAGGGTTTCCTCATAAGGTAATAAATAAAGAGGGTGATTTGGGTCTTCATATCTATTAAAATGGGGATGGGGGTTGTTGGGCCCAAACATAGCTTTATATACTTCATATGTTATATATCCTTCATTACGATTGTGGGCATTAGTATTATCAATTGTTTTAGGGTATTTATTTCTTTCGAGGTTTTTTTTAGGATAAGCTATTATATTGTGTCGATTACTTAAAATAAAAGGAGGATTAAGATTATTCATTGCTGATGTGTATTCTTTGGGGGTTTCTAACCCAAAAAATTCATGCATTTTTAAATTATAACTTGCACCACCAGGTGATTTCTTAATTAGTACATATCCTTGACCTGGGAAAAGTGTACTAAGTTGATTAACAGTTTCTGATGCAAATACCCCTGCTGTATCTTTTATAACTTGATAGTTATTCCAAAAAATTCGAGTGGGGTTGATGGAATTTGGGTAAAAACGTTTTACCCAATCGTTAACACTAATTGGTTCAGAAATAAGGGGGGCAACCCAATTGTAATTAAAATTTGCGACCCTTAAACGAGGCACCTCAACTACAAAAGGTTGAGCACTTCTATAATTTAAAAAGTCAGCATTATTTTGTGCATTCTCAACATTAAGAGTGTCTTTATTGTTGAGTTGTGGAATAAAATCTGGATCATTAGAGGCATCCTCATTAAATATATTTCCTACAATATCATATTCAAATGTTAATAAAAGTGTAATTGGGTCTTCATCAGAAATATTGGTCCCGAAAGTACATTTTACTTCAACATTTCCCTCATTCATTTTAATATATGTTAATTCAGTAGGGTCGAGTGAAATTGGAGACAAATTAATGTTTGACAAATTTTTAGGAAGTAAAACTTGATAATCGGTGATGTTATCTAATATTCCTGTTGCGGTGTCAATTACAGTAGCTTCTCCTATAAGAAGATCTGAAATTGATTCATTGGCAAAATTTAAATCACCTTTCATAGACATAGAAACTAGTCTAATTTCTCTAGTATCATTAAAATCTGCATTTAGGGATCCTAAATCTAATGTTGTGGTTAAAGTTTGAGCTCGTGTTCCTGGATAGGGACCATCAAAAGGAGATGTAGTATTTCCTATGACATGAGGGTCAGGTTCAACATCTTGGTATACATACTTTAGATAATGATTTACGCTAAGTACTGGGTTAACCCAATAAGGAGTATTATCACTTTGTCCTATTATTTTTTCAATAGTTACTTGTTTAGTATCTGCTACAGTATTCGTTCCAAATTTATTAAAAATACTCATATTATATTACTATCATTAAGGTTCCACAATTTACATTGTTTGTTGAACTATCATTTTTACTTCCTGAAACCCACACTGAACC